ATAATATACGGAACACCTACTTCAATTTTATTTCTAGATAAGACGGTTCCAGCAACATTAGGTCTAGCAGTAATATTATTTTTTGGCAGCTGCCTTGCAGGATCGTACGATATATTCATTATTTCAAACGACATACGTGGTAGCTTTATTGCTACTCTAGCTTCTTGTAAATCTGGCACTTCTCTGATTCTATCGAGAAATTTAGCGCGTGGTCCATACGATAGCGGAACCTTCTGTGTGTTAATTATACCACCACTAGAATCTTTACGCAAAACGTATACATCATTAAACATTGCACCAAAAGTTGCAACGGCTTTACGTATTCGTTGATGATAAAAATAATTACCAAACATTAATTAGGATCCCCAAATGGATTTGTTTCGCTAAAGTCAATAAAGTCTAGATTGCCAAAATCATCATTTTGCTCATTACCGTGTAACTGATTATCTTCTGTAAACGATGTAACTGTTCCTGTAGCATTTGATTCTGCGCCAGTAATTATCTTAGCTGTTGAAGGTAGATGAAATTTACCATCACTTCCACCTAAGTGTATAACAGAAAGTGAATTAGTACTGGATACCCATTTAGATACTTCAGCTCCAAGTATTGTTCCATCAGTAAGAGTTTGTGTCACTCGTTCTCCAACGATAAACGATCCTGTTACTCCGCTTAATACCATATCAAACTCGTATGCGTTAGTTTGTTCTATAGTATCTATCGTAGATAAATCTGTATCAAGATCTTCACCACTATATTCAAATAATTGACAACGCATCTTAAATGTTGGAAGATTTGCCAGTTGATAAAAGGGCTGTTCATGCTCTACGTGCATAACTTCAAACATAGATTTAGACATAGGTAAGAATATAATATCTCCTTCCCTTGGCCGTTCACCGTCTATTTGGTTATCAACCTTACCAACCGTAGTATTCCAACGTCGTTTAGACACAATGAAAGTTGCTTCATCGCGTATTTCAACTCCGAACTTAGTGAATAAGTCTCCTTCGCCATCAAATCCATCCGTGTTTTCTATGTACATTTCAATTTTATACGAGTTACTAAATTTAGAAGATACATCTTCGCCAAGTATTCTATTCTCATTAACAATAGTTCTAGGAAGATAATACAGATCTTGACCATACATCTTTAAAGATTCTATGATTATATTCTCGTAGAGCTTTTGTTCAGATCTTACAGATTCTGAAAAATAGATATTTCTTGCCATATTAACCTACAAAAAAGTTAGGGGGAAGTTCATGTTCTAAGCGAATGCGTTCTCTAAGTCTATCTAATTCTGCTATAGCATCATCAAAAAGTTGACGACCATTTAGCTGAACTCCTCCTGGAAGAACCATTCCTTCAAATTTAATTAAGTTTGCACCCCATTGTTGTTTTATCAATTGAGTAGAATAGTCTTTAAGCCACATATCATCATAGACGCTCGTGTACGTCTCCGGATCTACAATTTGATATATTTCGGCAATGATATATTCTCCAGCCTTGATTTCTTTGTCTGCAAAAGCACCATGAATATATAGTCTATCTTGTCTACGTGCAAATTCTACTTGAGGATGTCCGTTTAATTTAGAATCTAACAACGATAGATATTGTTGTAATTGCTCGTAATAAGCCAGATCTCCTGCAAAGTTTTGCATATCAGCAATATCATTAAGCATCATTTGATATTTAATGTCAAAGAAGTTTCTAGATGAACCAAACGCAGAATTAGTCGGTAAGAGCCGTGATACATATATAATATCAGAAGAAATAGGAATGTATTCATTAGCTACATCATCTGCAGTAACCAGATGCTTTAGATAAGTCTTTACGGTTGCATCAGAGTGAAATTCTTGGTATAGCTGTAAAGCATCATCGATTCTTTCTTCAAGCTGATCGTCGTCTACATTTATCTCTATCACAGGATCACCGAGTCTACGAAGACAATAGTCGATTAATCCTTGCCTTGATGTGGGTGCCGCCATGTTCGTTCCTTTTTCAAAAACTTTTATCTATTTATACGTTTACAATCACTAGGAAATGTGTTATAATAATATCATGAAAACAGTATTTACAAACGGATGCTTTGATATATTGCATCGAGGCCATTTAGAATATCTAAAAGAATCTGCCTTTTGGGGAGAAAGACTTATTGTAGGCATTAACTCCGACAGCAGTATACGCAAACTAAAGGGTTCAGATAGGCCAATAAATAAAGAAGAAGACAGAAAACTTGCATTAGAATGTTTAAGATTTGTCGATCGAGTTTATATTTTTGATGAGCCAACTCCTTATGAGTTAATTAAATATATAAGACCGGATATAATTACAAAAGGCGGTGATTATGTTCCAGATAATGTTGTTGGTAACGATTTAGCTAGAGTTAAAATTATACCATATACAATAGGGTATTCTACTACTAAATTTATTGAAAGGATTCGTAATGACGCAACTTGAAGGCTTTGTCGAAAAAGGCTGGGGCCATGAAAATATCTTTGCTACTAACGATAAGTACACAGGGAAATTATTAGTATTTAATGAAGCTGCAAGGTTTTCAATGCATTTTCATGCGCTAAAGGACGAAACATTTTTTGTTCTTGAAGGAGTCTTTGATTTACTTACTATTGAAACAGAAAGTGCAGACGTTAAAAAACAAAGGTTAAATCCAGGAGATTCGGTAAGAATAAAACCTTTAACACCACACCAAGTAATCTGCGTTAAAAAAGGAACTATTATAGAAGTTTCTACTCCAGATTCAGTAGAAGATAATTATAGGGTTGCCAAAGGCAATAGTCAAAAATGATAATATGGGGTATGTCAAAGAACGGTCATGATTGGTCTGTAGCTATTTTTAAAGACAATAACTTAGGAAATAGATTTAAACTTGTAAATACTATTTCAGGTAAAGGCTCTCGACACACGCCAGAATGTATAGATGAAGCCAAGAAAAACGGCAAACCTGATTTAGTTATCTGGTATGAAAATCCATATCTTAAATCTATTAGACAATTTATAGCAGGACAAAAACATCCTTTTAAAAGAAATAACATTAAAAGATATTTACGAGATCTTAATATAAACTGTAAATGGAAATACGTAGGCCATCATGAATCTCATGCTGCAGCTTTTTACAATAGTGGATTTAAAGATGCCACTATTGTGGTTCTTGATAGTATTGGAGAATTTGATTGTACATCTATATGGAAAGCCAGAAATGGCAAACTTAAAAAAATAAAGTCAACTAAATATCCTCATAGCATCGGACTATTCTATTCAGCTATGACAGATCGCATCGGATTAAAGCCGCAACAAGATGAAGCTGCGTTTGAACAACTGTCCAGATCATATACACCATTTTCACAATTAGTAACGCAAATGGAAAATGATATAATAAAACAATGGGATCCACTACCTAAATTTAGAGTAAACTTTCACCGTGGAGCTAGACAAATGTGGTGGGATAGCGGTAAAAAAGAAATAGCCAGCGCCACGCGTACAATTTTTGAGAGTTTAGTAACTAAAGTTTTAATTCATGCAAAAGAAATTACAGATAGCCGCAATATTGTGTTAAGCGGTGGAGTCGCATTTAACAAATCTGTACCAAACATTGCAAGCAAAATATTTGATAATATATACATACCACCAAATCCAAGCGATAGTGGTTCAGCAGAGGGCGCAGTATTAGCGTATTTAAATAATGGTTGATTTAGCATCAATGGAAGTGCCAGATTTTGATCCTAATAAAGTAAATCAGAATCAGAATATACAACAAGATTGGCCGAAGAGTTTTCCAAAAACAACTATTGGATTAGAAAGAAAAAATGTATTTACTGATAACGATTACTCGTATTTGCCAGGAGCTCTTGAGTCTATACGAAGCCTAAGATTAAAAGGATATAAAGTCGTTTTAATCATGGATGAAAAAGGTAGACTTGAGTCTGAAGTAAATGCTGCTAATTTAAAAATGATGGAAGATTTTGGCCAAGCAGGAATATTTTCTATTGAGGGAATATTTTATTCAGTTGGAACAGAAAAGGCAGATCCATATGTAAAGCCCAGCGCTGGTATGTTTAAGCGCTGCGAAGATGAACATCCTCATTTAAAATTTAAAAACGGATGGTATGTGGGACATACTATTGCAGATGCAAAAGCTGCATTCAAAGTAGGATCTAGGTTCGCTCTAATTAATCCAACAGAAGAAACTATTAAGAAACTTAATAGTTTTGCTAATCAAAAGATAAAAAAGAAAACACGAATATTTAAATCACTTTCAGAATTTGAAAAGAATCTTAAGTAATTTCAGGAAATAAACACTCGTCTATATATTTCCTAACGACACCAGGATCTACGCCCATGCTCTCCATGACTCTCGGAGTGTGTGGGTTTTTCTTTTGGTTTATTGCATACCAGTTATGTTTATCGGTATAGTCGTTGTCAGTGCTAAGACCTATATTATGGATGAAGTAGTCTAAGTTATTAACCGCAAGATCTAACAGCTCTTGTAGTTCGTCAGGATCTCTAACGTTTCCGGCTGAAACCATTGATCCACTAAAAATTGCTTTAGCCCAGTCAGGTAGTTCTCTTTTCTTTGATGGAATAAAACTGTGTACATTCTCTTTGAATTGTGCTAATATATGGCTATTAGGATCTATAGGACTAAAGTCGTGAAAGGCCCCAGTTACTTTATTTGGTCCTGCAATAACATCAAATCCAAATATTGGAGCAGGATCATTTATATGAGGATATACACACAAATGCATCATCCAAAGTTTACGATCTTCTCGTGCATCGATAATATCTAAATCGGCTCTTCGCCAAATGTCAGGAGACAAATACGTATCTGCAGGCCAGGGGAAATTGTGAGTGTGTTTCGTAGTAGCGAGGTTTTCAACTATTGCTCGCATTCTTTCACTTGCATCTATAAGTTTTTCAAAGATCATATTCTTTTTCTAGCTCCTTAAACAGCGCTGTTGCATATTTAAAAACGCTTTGTGCTTCTTTGTACATATCATCATCTAGCTTAGATCTAACATATTCTATAAGGCCTTTTTTATCTTCAAATTTATACATGTTATGCGAACCAAAGGGAATACGTTTCGAAATCATATTGCCTCCATACATATCTCCAAAGTGCCGAACGTACATATGTGCCCAGCATTGGTATTCATCAATGCCTTCTACATAATCGCAATATTCTTTTACNACGGGATATAGTTTAAAACTATCATTTACTTCTAACGAATGAAAGTCTTCTACAATTTTATGATGTCTTTTAATATCAGGTATATCGTCTAATATGCCAAGTTTATCTGCCCTTTGTTCTAACCTAAAATATATCATTTCTTGCTGATATAAATAGTTAGCGTACTGATGCTTAGATATAGCACCTGACATGAGCAGCTTTGCAAACGGGCTTTCTTCTGCTTCAGTATGTACGTCTTTAACGAGATCACGTAACGCCATAACAACTCCATTGAAATAGGTATTTATATAATGATTTATGTAACAGGTGATATGATTATAGATGAGTACATCTATGGTACTACAACTCGAATTTCCCCAGAAGCACCCGTTCCCATTGTAGATTTAACCTCTCGCGAAAAGCGATGGGGAGGATGTGGTAATGTTTATAATAATATAGTGCAAACATATACAGAAGCAAAATTAGGATGTTATTATGACACTAACAACTCTTATATGTTTCCGCCTTCTCAAAATTTTTATTTTATAAAAACAGATAAGATTCCACTTAAGACTAGAGTTATATCTAATGGCAGATATATGTCTAGGCTTGATGATGAAGAATATATACAAGATACCAAACTAGAAGATTCTATTTTGGAAAAATGGAATATTCAAAAAAACGGAATATTAGTTTTATCCGATTATAATAAAGGTACTATTAAAAATCCACAAAAATTAATAAAAAATTGTAAAGGAAAAGTTTTAGTAGATCCCAAGTTATCTTTAGATAATTATAAAGGTGCCTATTTATTAAAACCTAATAGAAAAGAATTTGAAGATTACGTAGGTAAATGTAATACTCCAAAAGAATTAATGGCAAAAGCTCAGCTGACTAGAGATCATTTAGAATTGGAATATTTAGTAATTACTTTAAGTGAAGATGGAGTTTTGTTAATAGGAGACTCTATAGAACATTATCCTTCTAAAGTTGAAGAAGTATCAGATGTCACTGGAGCAGGTGATACATTTATGGCTGGTATTGCATTAGGAATAGAAGCAGGAATGGGCATTTCAGGAATAACTCGAGCGGCAAATACCTTAGCTGGTATTGCTGTTTCAAAAAACGGTACGTACACAATTAGTCCAGATGATTGGATTACATCAATAAAGGAATTAGCATGAAAATTTTAATGACCGGCCACAAAGGCTTTATTGGAAAAAACATGAAACCATATTTAGAGTCAAAGGGTCACAAGGTTACTGGATTCGAATGGAATGATACAGTTGGTGGATTTCCAGATGTAACAGATCAGGATTTAGTTATTCATTTAGGCGCAATATCAAGTACTACAGAAACTGATGTTAATAAAATTATGGATCATAATTATGACTTTAGCTATAAGTTGCTCCTAGCGTGCTGTGAAAATAAAGTTGATCTACAATACGCTTCTTCAGCATCGGTTTATGGAACTGCACATTCAAAGCATCCTTTTAAAGAAGACGATACAAAGATGCCAACTAATCCCTACGCTTGGTCGAAATACCTTTTTGATAGACTAGTGCTAAAAAGCATAGATAAACTTCCTATTAAAGTGCAAGGATTTAGATATTTCAATGTCATGGGTCCACACGATGAACATAAAGGAGATAGCGCTTCACTAATTACTAAATGGAAAGAGTTTAATTATGTAAAGGTGTTTGAAGGAAGTAAAAATATTTTTAGAGATTTTATTCACGTAGATGACGTGTGTAAAATTCATGAATTATTTTTTGATATAGAAAAATCAGACATCGTAAATGTTGGCACAGGAACTCCGCGCTCATTTATGGAATTAGCTGAGCACATGAATAAAGAGGAAATTATAGAAATTCCTATGCCTGATACTTTAAAAAATCAATATCAGGATTTTACGATGTCTGATAACGCAAAACTCGAATCGTACATTGGACAATACGAGTTTCGCTATCCTTTTTAATTAGTTGTAATAGTCAATAGCTGTTTTAGCTCTGGCAAATACATATAGTTAATTTCACTTTTAGCTAATGTTTTAATAGCATCTTCTAAAGTTTCAACCAATGGTTCTCCGCCTAAATTAAAGCTAGTGTTGAAAACCATTGGTATATTAGTCTTCTCCTTAAAGGCTTTAATTAGATCATAGTAATGTGGATTCTGATCTCTATTTACAGTTTGAATTCTACAAGTTCCATCTACGTGAGTGATAGATTTAATTTTATCCTGCTTATCTTCTTTTACGTTNACAGCGTACATCATATGAGGAGATGCGTCTAGTCCTTTTAAATCGAACCAGTCGTGTGCATCTTCTTCTAGTACTGAGCCGGCAAAAGGTCTAAAAAATTCTCTATTTTTTACAGTATTGACAAAGTCTTTTCCATCTGGATCAGATGGATCGTAAAGAATACTTCTATTACCTAAAGCTCTAGGACCGTTTTCAGATCTTCCTTGGAACATAGTTACAATATTTCTATTTGAAAGAATATCAGCAACATCTTCAGGTTCAATGTTGTTGTCTACTTTAAATTCCTGATTTAAATGTGTTTCACATAAATCATTTAAAGTATTTTTCGAGTAGTTGTATTGTGGTCCAAGATATAATGAGTCGTCTTTCATCGGCGTGGTATTTTTCGAAAGATAGTTAGATACAATTAACGCAGCGCCGATAGCAGTACCAGCATCAGAAGAAATAGGCTCACAGTAAATATTTACGCCTTCGTCAATAAGATCTTTTAATTCTTCTCTATAAAAATAATTAGCTACACAATTTAGACCATAGCCACCAGAAACAACGATATTCTTTTGCCCTGTTTGTTCGTAAGCTTTTCTAATATATGCCGCCGCTGCTTTTTGAGTTTCCGTTTGTACCCAATAGGCAGCGTTTTTTCTATTTTCTAGTTTACTTAGTTCTTCTCTTTCTACTTCGCTAAACTTATATCCTTCGTAAAGCTCAGCATTAAAATATCCAGTTTGCGGATACTGCGGAGCAACCGCGTTCCTGTTGCTTAAAATTAAATTACAATTATAATCAAACAACGGAGGAAGTCTGTCGTCAGGTTTACCATATGGGAATAGTCCCATAGTTTTACCTGCTTCAATAGCTTGAAACCCACAATACTCTGTTATAGATTCATAGCATTTGACGATTCCAGCTTTATCAGTTACGCTAATAGTGAAATTTTCTTTTGGCTGCTTATACGAAAATTTAAGATCATTCTCAATCATCCCGGTTGAAGATTTGCAAGCAGTTCTTAAACCATGGTGTTTATATAGATTTGTAAACTCGCTAGGATACTCGCATTCAATAATAGATTCTACTTCAAAGGTAATCTCTGGTTCGCCATTTACAAAGGTGTCTGATTGTAGAGTCGAAAATGTCCCGGCACCGTCAATAATAACAGCTATAGCCTTATCAAAGCCAGACCTATAAAACGCACATGCAGCATGAAGTTTGTGATGAATGTCAGCTAAATCAATAATTTTATCGTTATTATTCGCGGGGTGATCTTCTAATAGGCCTATTTTTCTGCACAGGCCAGTGTACATGTCATCGCCGCTATAATCGATAACACCCGCGTTCTCTAGCCTTTGTGTATGCGCGATAACTAGATAATCTAATTTTTCCCCTTTAGGAATATGTTCTCTAGCTAATATAATAGAAGCTAAAGGGCCTCCATCGTATTTCAATCTAGTTAATCTTTCTTCTTCAATAGCAAAGACGATTTCTCCATCTTTTACTAGACATGCCCCTCCATTATGGCCTCGAGTAATTCCTAAAATATAACCACTACTCATTTTTATTTAATTCCTCTTTTACATAATTTACTATTTCGTTTCTTTTTGCTTCTTCCATAAGCATCAAACCTTCGTTATTTAAATCATATGCTGGTTCATGCACGATACGAATAGGAGAATAAATTCTTTTATCTTTTCCTAAATCAAAAATTTTAAAATTTGGATTATTAGGATAAGATATATTTTCTGGAAAAGTAGCGCCAATAACTACAGTGGCTGGCTTTTTAAGCGCGTTGGCGAAATGCTGCGATACAGAATCACACGCTAATACGTGGTCAACAGCATTAGTTACTCCCATCCATTGTAACAAATCGAATCGATCGGTCCAGACATATGGGATATTTTTTTCTGTAGGTATATTAAATGTTGACATTAAAATAACTACCGCTTCTTTAGATAGCTCTTCCATAATAGCTAAAACATCAACCAATTCAAAACTTCTTCCAGAAGAATCAATTATAAATCTTCCTTCTTGTTTTGCTCCTTGCCCCCAAGGTTGGAATAAAACAGCCTTTTCTTTGTTTAAATTTTGTTTAGCTTCTTCAACAAAATTATAAGCTGTAACTTGTACTTGCTTAGATAAATCAAAATTTAGTTCTAAATCCTTACCGTCACCGTTATTGATTTCTATATCAAATGCCGTCATTAGATTGCATTCTTGATTGTAATATTCTTTTATTCTATAAGGTTCTACCGAAATACATTCACGATCTTTAATGTAATTTTCAAAAAGGCCTTTTGTATGTGGCATAAAAGATTTATCGCGAAGCACGGGACTAGCGAGAAATAATTCTCCCCATGCTTCTGATACTACAATTGTTCCGGGATTGTTTTTTGCGAGTTTTTCTATCGCAGGGATGGCGCAGATGACACGACCTGCGCCACCATTAATAAAGATGGCTTTATCCATAATTTCCTCAATTTCAATTCAGATAGTATTATTATATATCAATCATAAACAAATGTACATATTAAATTATATTGGACACTTAAATACTAATCGTACAGCACCGCCTCTAGGGTAGCCGCCATACGCGTTTGTACAACTACCCATAATATGACTTGGGCTTGCTCCCATACCAGGAATACATGGAATATTAGTCATACAAATCCCACCACCCCACTCACAGCCATTACATGTGCTTGAAGTTGCATATTTGCAAAATTGGCCGTTAGTGTCAGCATCACCAGGAAAACGAGGAACGCCGATTGCTCGGTACCAACCATAGTTGTTAGTATCTTTACAATAACATCCACCGCCCGAACCTCTGGCTTTAAAATAATGGGATTTTGCGAAGCAAACCCTGCCGTTCGGCATACTATCATTGGCCCCACCACAGATAACACCACAAGTAGCACAATTGTTATCTGCGCACTGCCAAAAACCTCCACAGTGACATTGACCATTTCCGCCACCGCAATTAAATGATCGGCACCACGTGGGCATACCCTTATCCCAATTAAAATATTTTAGTGAGTGCGGCGTTGGCCCATCAACACATACATTCGCCAACCCATTGCCAACGATCGAAGTAGTACCACTTCTAAATCCATTATCGTGATAGCTGGGACCCACCGAGCAACACAGTCCGCAACCAGCGCACATGCAATATATATCACCCGGAGTTACACACATTGTTATAGATCCAAAAGAACCATTTGCACCCCATACAGAGTGACCACAGCAATATCCGGTACCGCCATATGCCCCAGGACTCCAAAAATCAAATTGCACACAACAAACACCAGCAGGGACTGTCCAGTTACAGGAAGTCCCACATCTTCCTCTGTAAGGTCCACACATAACATATGTTTCTGTGTTACCAAAATCCCATGTACACCAACCAGTGGCACCGCATTTATCAGGAATAAGTCCCCAAGCAGTACAAGACATCGGGCATTGGTCTAAGCATTGTTGAATGCATATCTCAGTAGTTTTTGCTGTAGGAGTTTTAACTACCGTAACACAACATTGGCAACAAGCTAAACATGTTGCGCATTGCGCCACAAGGGATTGACATCCAGATTTTCTTGAATCAGCAGCAGATTTTTGTGCTTGCGCAACAGACAGTTGAGTGTCCTGATAAAGTTGTTTATCTAAAGCTGCTGCATATAAAATATCAGGCATTTATAACTCCTAGTCTAAGTCGCTGTGAAATATGATGTCTGGATAATCAATAAATTTTTGGGCTTGCGCGGTATTTTCCCAAGGTGTATATGCAAATTCCATTCCATCACCTTCAGGAATATTGTTAATTGCAGTAGCCACAGACAATGGAATTCTTGGAGCCAATCCAGTTTCATGTACTAAAGCCTCTGGGGTCAGCATCCAAGCATAAACATCAGCATTATCAGCAATAAATTGATCGCAAGCCGCCATAAATGCGTCTGCATCAGAATCTGCAGCAGGTCCTAAATCGTAATTGTCTCTATAAAACTTAACATTATGTTTACGCTTATATGCGTTCATATCTGAATTTGTTAAGTTTTCATCAGATTTAAACATCGCGTCTACTTGACCGTCTTTCATACATAATTTCCAAGCCCATCTTGGACACCATGAAGCATCAGAAAGTTTTTTCCATGTTACACCGTCAGGCCTATTTGGGATTTGAGTATCTACTCTAACTTCTTCTGGCCATTCGTCGCTATCAAATAGTTCTCCAACAGATTCGTACTTAGCTAACCATAAAAACATTTTATTTTTATCTGTGTCTGGGCTAAGAGTTACTTCTGTTAATTCTGCTTGAGTTACAGGCGGGAATTGACCAATACTATCGTGCTGTTCATTAAATGTAGTAGCAAATAGCGTTGGAGCCGGATCCATGTCGCCTTGAATAAACCAAAGTTTTACTGAATCACCGTCCATTTTTAGTGTTCCAGTAGCGGTTCTCCCATCCTCCCACGAATTCACGTGCTGTAGATCTGGAACCTTAAATGTGAATGTATGGGTTGCCATATTTTAATTTCTCCGTTAAATTCTAATCTTATTTATACTAGCACCAGGCAATAAAGACGCCGCCAGAACGTCCCATATCAGAACAGTTACTAGTGTTTCCACCGCACTGCATGCCCCACGCTCCGCCTTGTCCTTGAACTCTAAAATAGCCTTGATCCCAAGATTTATTTCTACCACAACAAACGTTATTACCAGTACATGAACAGCATTGCGCGTCACAGGTTTGAACTTGAAGTCCATATGCAGTACCAGGCGTACAATGCCAGTGGCAATTTTCGCTACGTGCCCACCAATGCCACCAACCAGGTGATGAGAAGCATGAACCAGGAACTATGTTATTAATATTACCAGCCGATCCATCAGTTACAATAGGACTACAGTAATCATATTGATGGCCGCATGCATCTCTTCCTGATTGACAATTGGTTCCGCAATTCCATGGTCCGTAACAATCAAACCAACAGTTACCTTGATCCCCGCTATGACAAGGACTAAATCCTCCACATAAACACTGTGAACCATGCCAGAAGTTATAACATACAAGTCCTCCACTGCCGCCGTATGTGTTTCTTACTTGTGTTTCACAACATCCACTTGGGTGAGGAGAACAAGCAATAATACAACCAGCAACACCACCGATGCAGGTACATACGTAAGAATTACAGGACCTATAAAGCGTGTATCCACAGCAGTATGGAAAACAGCAACAAGAGCAACCTGAGCATAACTGTAAAGTATCGCCTGCGCTCATACAGTAAACTGTCGACGAGAAGCCACCATTTGGCCCATAGCCATATCCACCACAACAGTTAGCCATAAGAGAAGGACCACCTGGAGCTTGTACAAACACTTGAACTCTGCTTACTCCAGCTGGAGCTGTCCAGGCACAAGATACACCGCATTGTGCATGGGAACCAATCTGTCCACAGTCTTGCATTCTTATTTCGCCGGTCACTGCACCGCCAATATAATCACATAACATTTTAATTCCGCTAAACCCACAAGCGCTTGGAGGAGTCATACAAGATTGATATTTTGTATGGAAACATTCAATATCATATCCACCCGCAACAACAGGAGTATAACATCCAATAAAACTGTCAGCACTATCGATTAATTGTTGATAGCTAGATAGCACGTTAACTGTATTATCTGCATAATCATTAGAGGAATCTCTTAGTTTTCTTTGTTCTGCTATTTGATCTTTTTTGGCATCAATTGATCTAGCCAGAGCGTTATATGCTATTACATCTATTGTCATTTTTTATCCTTAAACCTCTGCAGTCTGAATTCTTTCAATTGAGCCATCGCTATTATAGAATATAGAAACGTTTCTTGTTACGCTATATCCATGCCCGAGGGTAGTGTATTCTTTGTATGTATTTATCTCGTCAGTATATGAATCGTAAATAATATCTGAATATGTTATCTTACCTATAGTATAACCCTTAATGCGTCTACCGCCTGAATCTCTTGAAGAATCCCATTCGTAAAACACCGTATTTGCAGAGTCATAATCACCAGATCCATATGATAAAGTAATATCTTTTAGCGCTTGATCAACATAACCTTTAGTTGATTTTTCTGTTGGAACAGCAAGGTTTGAGTTACCAGATAACGTTGCATCTGATGAGAACTCGTTAATTGATTCACCAATCTGAGCACCAATCGAACCAAGTCTCAAGCTAGTCAAACCAGAAAGGTCAAACGCAGATGCATCTAGGGTTGCTCGTCCAGTAGCCTGGTCAATTCTAAAGTAGTTACCAACTCTAAAGTTACCATCTTGGTCAGTCGAGATAAAGTAAACTCGACCAGGGGCAGTCTCAATAACTTCGTTTCCTTGAGAAGCAGCTTGCGTTGGAGTTCCAGGATAATTGGTTGTAGTCACTCCACCAGTACCAACACTCAAGAAGTCGTGACCTGTAAGTCTTACCTGAGAATAATTAGTTCTAACTGTTACGTTAGTATCATCGGTTGAAGCATTTGTTTCAAGCTTTTGCTGCGATAATGTTAATGTCGCTTGCCCTGTGCTTGAATCATATCCAGTTACGCTAGAAACAACATAGGCTCTTGCCTGTCCCGCACTATCAGCATCACCCGCAAACGATATAGATTGACCAGGTTTTGGCTGTCCAGTTAAAGTATCAATTGACACAATATAGCCATATTGGCCTCGATAAAAGTTTGAGTTAGCAAGACTTGCATTTACTGCGCCTTGACTAATAAGCTCACCGCCGGCAAATCCTGGGAAAGTGATATTTTCTACGTAGATTTTATCTTGAGTAGGTTGCGTATTAATAACGTCAGCCGTAGGAGCTTCAGCATTCCAATGAGCAGAGTCGAAGTAGTCGCCTGAATCCATCAGTCTAGCTTGACCACCAGAAGTATAAACGCTATATGATTGAGCATCAATGAACGGAGGATTAACAATGTTAATTTGCCCTCTCATTTGAGAAGCAGAAGTAGCACTGTCAAAGTTATAATACAACGTTGTTGGAGTTGTAGGTCCAACTTCAAAGAGTAGTCCGTCTACTGTACTATCAAGAGTTGAATCGCCATCAAGATTGTTTCTACTATTTAGAATTCCAGTTGTGTATTCATCTGTAAAGTTACTTGAATCCCAGCTAGTAGAAGTAGAAAGATAGAAACGTCCACCGGCAACTGATTTTGTTACGGCGCTTGCCGAGTCACCAATAAATCTATATCTTGAACCTCTATAAAGAGTAATTGCTGGGTTAGCAGAACCAAATGTCAGGGTCGACCCTCCAGTCGTACCAGCCAATTCTGTTTGGCTACCAGCGTTTTTAACTTGAATCTTAACGTTTTCAGCTTCTCTTGCAAAAAGAGTAGATGCAGATGTAGCAGCTCCACTATCAAACGTGACCCAGCGGTTATTCATTTGAGTCATACCACCAACACTTTGTATATAGTGAGGAGCATATGAATCAGCGTTTGCCGCAGTCGTAACAGTTAATCTTACTGGGTTTTGACGAGCAATATCTGTAATTGTTGTAGTAACAGTGTTTCTACCGCCAGCATTTTGTGTATCAATACCAGTAGATCTTGCTGAGTCGATATAAGGTATAAAGTTAGAAGAGTCTGTAGCCGTAACCCAATAACTATCAGCCGTGAACAATGACGCCCATGTTGAAGGTGTCAAACCTGTAATAGATATTTTTTGACCAGTTGTTAGGCCGTGATTGGGAGAATGGAAGGAAACGTTAGCAGCACGAGTCGCTCTATCTATTTTTTCATTGCTTGTCTCACCGACAATCTTAGATCCTACATTGAATTCAGTGCCACCAGTTATCGTATTACCGTCGTAATGAAGTGAAGTACCTCTGATTTTACCTGTAATTGCAACTTCGTTGGAATCAAATCCTTCAGCAACCGCGCCGTAAGTACCATAAGAGTTATTACAGTTAAGAGCTCTAATCTTACCACCGCTAGATGTTACAAGGCCAAAATCACAATAATATGTAAAGCAAGAAACGATTTCTGATTTACCGTTTTTGCGAACATGGAAACCAGCACCACCGTTATGTACTTGCGTAAATGTGTGGAAAACCATAGAACCTTGGTTTGCTGGATTATTGTTAAGCCCTCCATCAATAACAGCTCCAACGCCACCGGTTGAGAATGCTGTTGATTCTTTAATATATGGAGATTTTAGAATAACTGCAGTTGGGTCAAGTCTAAAGTAAACTCCACCAATTGTAGCTTCTTCAATATCATGAGGATTAGTTGCATCTAGCGCAAACCCAGTAAGTCCTGTAAATTTAAGTTCTTCAACAAGAACTCCACTATTTACAAAGAACATAGTTTTGCTTGAGTCACCAGCAGCTGGATGAATTTCAGTGTTCCTTTGACCATCACCCTTAAGCGTAATGTTAGCAGGAATTGTCATAGGTAGGTTTTCGCGATATCTACCGTCTTTAACAAAGATAGTAGCTGGACCAGTCACATTTTCTAATGCGAATTTTAAAGATCCCCAAGCTGTATCGACCGTTTGACCCAAATCAGAATCTGCGTTACCGTTTTCAGCAACATAGTAAACTTTATCAGCTTTGCCAGGATATTGCCAGCTATAAGCAACGCCATCTGTAGATCCTAAAAATTTACCTTTATCGCTTACCGCAAGAGAAGGAAGAACCGAACCGCCACCAGCAGCGAGTAATTCCCATTTGCCTGCGGTTAGTTCACTACCAAAGTTTCCAGAAGCGTTAAAATTCTCTAAAGCTATATAAGAGCTTGTACTATATTGTACGATGTCATTAATTAAATAACTAGTAGAACTATCGTATCCGCCAGCTCTATATCTAACGCCGTCGGTTAACGTTGTCCAATTAGAATTATCTGAATCAAAGGTTGTATTAGAAGTGTGCGATGAAGCATTTTTTATATAAGATTTATTACCGTTAACGATAATATCACCTTTATAATATAGTGTTCCTCCACCCCAGCTTCCTCTTGTATCAACACCTGAAGCAATTTCTTCCCATACAGCTGGCGTCACATCTGGAACTTGGTTAATTGTTTCAGCTTTAGCTCTATATGTCGTATTACCATATGTTGCTAATTGATCCACATAATATACTGTACTGCCTGACCAAATACCTTCAGCCTTAAGTCCAGTACCTATAAGTTGCCACAGAGCAGTATTAGTATCTGGTCTAACATTTAATAAGTTATCACGCTTAGATTTGTATGTACGTGTCGCAAAGGTTACAATATCATGTTCATAATATTTTGTTAAACTATTATATGAATCTTTCCAACTTTGTCCTTCAATAATTTGAGTCCAGTTCCCAGCTACATTTGGAGAATCTCCGGCACCTATATCTTGATTTGCGATATAAGAATTATTGCCCCATTTTGTAACCTGACCTGGCTTATATGTAACAGTACTATCATATGCGCTATCGAAAGATATACCATCNGAAAATATTTGCCATGATCCTGTTAACGGATTCGAGCCAATTGTAGGATCAGCAGAAGCAATATATGACTTTGGGCCATACTTAACAATATCTGACTTTTGGTATTGAGTTGAATTACTCCATTCGCCTTCGTATTGAAGACCATCTGTAAACGTAGAATATCCAGCATTTGGTGGACGTGTTCCGCTTATACTATTGGCTGTTGTGATATAAACAATACCACCATATGAGAATCCGTCGCCAACATTATATGTTGTGTCAGAGTCATACGAACCTTCAAACTTAAAGCCTTCTACCATCAGGTCCCAATACAGGGAAGACGTTTGTGGAATATTGCCTGAAGTTTTTAAACCATATTTGTAAACGTAAAGATTGCCGCCATACTTGACAACGTCATTAGCCTCGTACGTAGTAGCATTCGTCCACTCGCCACGATACTCAAATCTTAATTTACCGAGATCTATTACTGTTGCCATCGATTAATTACTCCGAATCATTAGTATACAACCATTTCAAGGTGGCCGTTATTTTGATTAAATCTAAATGTTATTGCGTCCATTGACCAAAAGTGTGCTCTATACTCGTCAGGGTCAGCAAATGTTACTCCTAAAGAATCCACGTTAGAATCAAAGTATGAGGCCGAAACTTTTGATGGCAGCTCAACAACGTCGCTGTCATCTGAACGAATAATCGTACAAGTTAAATCTCCGATACTATCCAATCTAAAACCATAAAAGGTTTTATCAGAATAAGAAGTACCGGTATATATGCCGCCTTCATTATCGTGACCGTAACTCATGTTTCAACTTCCTCTACTACTGTCATAATAATACTGAACGCATCATCAACAGGCGCAGAAACTTTTATTACATCGCCATTTTGAATCATTATCTTTGAGTTATTTATAAGCAAATCAACTGTATCATTTGCTAAAACTCTTTTATTATATGCAATATAAACTGAGTCAGATCCTTGTACCAACTTTGCGCTTATAGGTATTGCAGATCCAAATATATTTGTAGCAACTAANCTTACAACNAGGTGTCTACCAGTAAGCCCAGCTGGGGCGGTATACAGAGTAGCCTCTGTGCTTCCTACGTTTTTGACATAGCTGGTTGAAAATGTTGCTGCCATAATTCCTACTTCTTTTACCTTATTTATACAAATATTACATTACATATTAATATAACCTAAAAGTCCTCCGCCGGCACCACCACCGCCACCACCGAATTTTGAAGCCATAGTATCGCCTCTAACTTTCACAAGATTTCCTCCAGTTGTACCACTATACATTAAGAAATATTCTTGATTATTAACCATTGAATCTGCATAAACTTCTCTCTGTCTTAATATATGCCTTGTATGTAGAGCAAATCCGCCATTTGTACCATAGCTAGAATCAAAAGTAAGATCTCCAAAGCTATCAGCATTATTTTTTATATGTTGATAAAATTCAGCTTCAGATGGACCNGTATATGTAAATGTGCCAGTTGCCGAGTCATATGCAAGTGATCCATCTCCTCCGGTGTCATTAACTTGAAAGTGAGCACGTGCTTCTGTAGGTGAAGGACCTGTATATGTAAATTTACCTAGAGCGCTATCATACGTTAAACTTCCGTCTCCGCCAGCATCAAGCACATTTAAATGTTGTCTTGTTTCTGCAGGACTAGGGCCGGTGTATGTAAATTGACCAGCCGCAGAATCGTATGCTAAACTTCCGTCCCCGCCAGCATCGACAACTGAAACTGAGTTCCTTGCTCGTTGAGTTGTAAAGTAAAGATTTGTAGAACCTTCAGCAAGACTATCAGTATTATGATTTGATATATCGGATACTTGACCAGTTACGTTGCCAGTAAGATTACCAACTACGTCGCCTGTCACATTGCCTGTTACATCACCATAAAAGCTGTCAGCCTGAATGTTACGATTAAATACAAACCTTTGGCCAGCATGAGAATATGTAAACGATGGTTTGTCTACAATGTTTGTTCCGCCTAGCGTAATTCCTGCTCCATGTAGCGCAGATGAATCGGCTGCTGAGTCACCCAATACAATGTTTTTGTCATTGACAGAAACCGTAGTAGAATTAATAATCGTTTGTATACCTTCGACTTGAAGGTTACCAAGAATCTTAACAGTACCAGTATTATCACCAACAGCTGCTGGATCGATTATGAACTCTGCTGGACCTTGTAACTGCCCGGTCTGAACAATATTATTAAAGCGTACGTTACTATTTGAGTCAAGCGCTTGGTTAGTTGTTAGCTTACCAGTTGCAGAATCGTATGTTAAGCTTGCGCCAACATTAATATATTTTCTTACTTGTTGACGAGATGAATCAGATGCAAGATCTGTTCTAAAATATTGACGTATTCTTGTTTCAGACGTGCTATCATCTAATGCACTATCAAATCGTGCACGTGTATAATATAGATTGTTAGGACCTTCTACAAGATTGTTTGTAGTAAACGGATCTAATGTAATTCCAACATTAAAACTATCAGTGGCAGTTGTAATCTTAAGATTGCCGGTGGCAGAATCATATGTAAAATTATTGACTGTTGATATAGGAACATCAACTGCTCCAGTAATAATTCCTAATGAATCTACTGTAAGTTGAGAAACATTTGTTGCATCACCATAAGTTCCAGCCGTTACGCCAGAAGATATAATGCGATATATTCCGTTAGTATTGTCATATGATAAACCAGGACCAGCAGACAAAATGCCTTTCGTCTGAGCAGAATCAGGTAGTTCATCTATCCGTTTATTAATAGAATCAACGGTCGGTCCAGTTAAATTGCCAGCAACTGCTAATCCGGTATTAAGTTCAAATTGGTCAGTCGTTTTATCATACAACATTAGCTTAATGTTGCTGCCACCACCAAGAATAAAACCGCCACCATTTAAGTTATCGATATTACTATCATCTACCGAAAAGATAATTCTATTATCAGTAGTATGGAAGAATTGCGTATCAACTAAAATTCTGTCAGCTTTTAGAGAAATTTCTCCACCTTCTATACTAAGAAGTGCATTAGAATCAATTGTAGAAATACTATCAACAAGTAATCTATTTGAAATTGTAGCTCTATTAATAACAGCAGAATCGGTAACTGTCAATTGGCCTGTAACAATACTACCTGTAACAATGTTAGCAGAACTATCTAATCTAAATGTGCCGGTAGATTCATTATAATCAATTCCAAGACCACCTTCAAAGTGAGCTCTTACTTCGGCAGGGCTTGGTCCAGTATATGTAAATACGCCACCTGATTCGAAATATGTAAACGAACCATCTCCACCAGCATCAACGATACTAAGCTGTGATCTTAAATCTAAAGTACTTGGTCCACTATGGGTAAATACACCAGTTTCCTGGTTGTATGTAAGATTTGTTCCGCCTTCTTGATCAGACACTACGCTAAAGAGAGCGCGGACACTATCATCTTCTAATTTAAGAACAAATTGGCCTTTACTCGAATCAAGGGTAAGTTTACCCATTGAAAGAGAATCAGTAGTAGCTGAAAGAAGGCTTGAGACATCACTGACACCAGGACCAGTATATACTATTCTACCTTGTTTAGTATTATATGTAAGAGATCCTAAACCGCCAGAGTCTTGTACAGTTAAGGAGTTCCGAATGTTCGAATCAGTAGTACCACTAATAGTAAGTAGACCGGTACTAGCATTATAAGAAGCCCCACCATATGGGCTAGAATCGAAAGCAGTATCACCGACAAAATTAACAGAGAAAACATTACGAGCATCGCTATCTCCATAGTGCGGTCCTACGTTTACGTCAATGACACCAGTATTAGGATCATATGTTACGTCGTTAGACCCACTAAATAAGGATCTGATATCTGCGTCTGTTCTTTTATTATAGCTAAACTGACCAGTAGTTTGATTATAACTAAGGTCACCAGCAGCAGATAGTGTTCCTCTTATATCAGAGTCAGTAACTTTTGTAAATGCAAATTGACCTGTACCCGCGTCGTAAGCAAGCGACCCGTAATCACCAGCGTCATTTGTAACAGAGAATAATGCTCGTGTTACAGCTGAGTCAGTAACATCGACGCTACCAAGATCCACACTAAATACGCCAGTCGCAGTATCGTAACCAAGATCACCTGATACATTAAACAACGCTCGTATTTGAGTATCAGTTTTTTCAGTAAAACTAATTACGCCTGTGTTTTGATTGTAAGCAATATCACCGGTTGCTGAAATCAACCCACGCATGCCAGAATCGGTAGCGCCTTGATATGATATCTGACCTGTTGAGCTATTGTACGAGAGTGCTCCAGCACCGCCTAAGTCTTGTACGCTTATAGCCTGTCGAGCATCCGAATCAGCATAATGAGTTCCGACATTAGCAGATATTTTACCAGTCGCTGAATCATACGTAATGTTAGAACCGGCATTAAATAATCCACGGACCTGCGAATCGGTTCGCTGAGTAAATGTAAACTGTCCGGTTGCAGAATTATAACTTAAATCTCCTCCGGCTGATAAAGCTCCTCGAATATCTGAATCATTTACTCCAACATGAGTAAATAATCCGCTAGCTGAATTGTATGATAGCGATCCATAATCGCCGGTACTTGAAACCGTTAAGGCTGCTTGAGCATCTCCAGCTCCAAAGTCGCCACCCAAGTTTCCTGTAAATGTAATCTTACCTGTTGCCGAATCGTATGCAAGATTATCGCCAACACTTAGAACGCTTCGCGTTTCGGTTTCAGATGGACCAGTATATACTATTTGTCCTGAAGCTGAATTATACGTAAGGGAACCAAATCCACCTGCATCACTAACTGTAATAGCTGCCCGGCCGCGAGAGTCGGTATAGTAAAGGTTAGAGCCTTCAGCTAAGTCATCAGTAGTCTTTAATGCTAAATCAGAATCAAATCCAGCAGAAGTACTAGGTACAGTTACACTAAATTCGCCAGTAGCCTGATTATAGTTTAAACTATTAGCACCACTAAACAGTCCACGTATTTGTGCTGCAGTTGGACCTACGAGATGCGTAGTTCCGCCAGTTTGTGTTAATGTTCCAAAAGAATTACTGTCATATGTTGCGTTAAAGAGAGTTGTAATGCTATCAGCACTTGGACCAACATATGTAAGCGTACCACCGCTTTCTGACAATGAACCCATGCCAGANGCTGCAACTGTTAAACCGTCAGATGCAAGAGCAGCAGGCGATACNTGTTTAAATTTACCTGAGGCAGAATCGTATTGAAGTATCGTGTCGTGCGCAAGATTAATGGAACCATTTACATCATCTAGACCTGTAAGTGACCCATTTGCGGCAGACCCCACACGTAATGGAGTTCCAACTGTAATTTTTTTAACGATCGTGTTTTGACCAACAACAACCTTCATGTGGAATTCCTTAAAGCTATGTCACGGATGGTGTGACTGTGATTGTGCCTTCAAGAATTCTTTCTATCACTGTTTGTGCATCGCTATCTACGAAAGAAATTTCTACATCATATACGTATCGCCCGGCTTTAAATGCGCCTGTCTGAGTATTTGTCAATGAAAGATTTACCACACCGCTAGTAGCAGGAGCTACTAATTCGGCAGTAAAAGATGTCGCCTCATTGTCAGGTGTATTGTATGTTTTTTTGACTTTACCTGCAACAGTGTGATTCGTTAGATTTTTTGGATTGCCGCTTGTATCTTCCAACTCAAGTTGGAGAGTAATATCAGTACCCTTATCTATTGATAGTTCTTCGTATTGCGCCATTGTACAAACACTCTTAAGTTACTTTGTTTCTATTTATATCTTTAATCCACTCCATTTTCTTGTTTATAAAATGATATAATTTTGCCTTTGGATCTATATGACTGGGGTCAGATACTAATTCATCAACTAACCAATGCCATTCTTTTGCCAGGTATTGTATTTGTATCTCTCTAGATTTGACCCAGTATGAAAACACNGTTTCGTTGTCGTAATTAAATACTCTCTGAATATTTTTAGGATACATCGAAAACTCATCATGCTTTACGTCGCTCATAAGTTTTATAATATAGTCAAAGTCTTTAAAATAGTCTAGTTGTTTAATTACATCTGACGATGCTGCCATAATTCCAGTATTAAAAACATCATTCTCAGGGTCATGACCTTCTTCCATAAGAAGAGCGTGAGTGTTCCAATATTTTGTAGCAGGATTTCGTATGCAAAGATTGTAATTTTCTGACTTCATTACTTTGCCACGAATAGCAAGTCGATTTGATTCAGCGACAGCCATCATTTTATCTACATTATGAGATTGAAATATACAGTCGTTAGTATTTGGTACAACGTCAAAATCTAAGTAGCAGACGTACTCGTACTGGTCCGCTAAGTCTCGCATAACACGATGTTTATAGAAGTTTACTATATCATATTCACTGATCTCTGTAAACCTATTTTTTATGTCATTAAAGAACTTTTCATATGTACTATCATATTGAAATAGTATATAGTCAGCTCCAATGTCGTTTGCATATTGTTTTTGGCGTTCGGTTACAAGTTCGGCATTATTAAGTAAAGCTAATTTTGTTTGCTTACTTTTATCCGTTACAATCTGTTTACCGTTTTCCCACCATCCTGGATTATCTAAACGATCTTCAGGAATATCAATAAAAATACTAAATACTACTTTATTTTCCAATGACGGTAAACCTCTTAAAATCACCTAAGTCTATTGTATCAATATCAGCCACCCAATTAAGATCTAGACTCTCTGCAAATACTTCAGCTGTAGGATAACAATTAATATGTGAATCTAAATCTACATAGTTATTTGACTGAAAAGCGACCCAACAATCTGGGTCCTTTGATTTAACTATATTAATTAAATCTTTTTGTTCCATATGCTCACAAGAGGTGTTTACAATCCCTGTATATTGTGGTATAATAAAAGAGTCATTTATGTTGAGGGTGGAGAATGCAATATCATAATCATGAAATAGTTTATAGCCGTACTCTTCACACATAGGATCCATATCTGTAGATTCTATATTCATTTCTTTATCAGGCCATTGCTTGCGTAATTGATAAGCCATCATGCCGTACCATCCGCCGAGTACTAATAATTTACCGGCGTCGTGATTGTATAATTCGCAAAACTTCTCAGCAAGTAATTGTTTACCAATCCAATGATTGTTATCTACAGAATGTGATAGATCTTTAATTCTATATAGGTCATCGATACCGTACATAGATTCATTATAAATTTCTTCACCTAGCTTTATAGTTCGGTATAAGATCTCCGAGTTGTACATCTATTTCCTCAAATGACACAATAGCCGCGTCTTTTATTTCTGTATCGTATTTCATAGACCGTACGAAATTACTTTTAAATGTTTTTAAAATAATGTCTTCATGAGCAAGAAATCTATCCATACCTCCTGAATATTTTCTCATATAATAATCACGCAATCCACTATTAAAATACTCCCATATTTCATGATTAGTATTAGCTTTCCATGACATAACAGAACTATGTATAGTTACGTCATAGTTAGATAATCTTCCATATCTTTGTTTATCATTTTTCCATGGCGCGCCACACACGTGTAGTGTGTTCCAATCATGATCTGTTAATCTAGTAAATATACAATCAGACACATAGGTGTCTAGGTCTATGTAAATATTATGCCCCGATTTAAAAGGCATATCTGGATCAAACAATCTAAGTTTGTTCCAGACACCTTTTAATGTAGGATCNCGTCTGGCATCAATTACCTCAATGCCAGGTATTAATCCTTCCGGATTATCGGTGTAGCAGTAAAATTTAAACCTGCCAGAAATATAATATCCTCTAGAAAAATAGCCAATGTCCCTATATAGTTTGTTAACAAAATCAGATGTATATTTGTTTCCAAATTTAACTGTTACTATGTTGTATGTCATAATATGCTGCAAATATTTCTGGTACGGTTTTTGCTTTACGTACCTTCATTTTCATTTCACGATTTTTGCTATTTTTAACTTCAGGCAAATTAAAAATTTCTAATTTAGTTTTGAAAATTGTGTCTTCATCTTCAAAATTATCTATAATATATTTTGCAACCTTTTCTGGAGAATATACCACAGGCGAAGGAGAAGTAATACTAAATTTTTTAAGAAACTCAGCTTTCATGCCTTCAACTTCTTGGTTTTTTGATTCCGCTTGTTCATTAATTTCTTTTTGTAGAATTTCTAATTGTTCTTCTTTATAAGCGTCTGCTTCTTTATATCTATTTTTTATTTGCTCATCTAACTCATTTTGTAGAATAGATAATTGTTCTTCTTTATAAGCGTCTACTTCTTTAAATCGACCTTGTGTCTGATCATCTATTTCTTTTTGTAGAATTTCTAATTGTTGTTCTTTATACTCATCAGCTTCTTTAAATCTATTTTCTATTTGTACATCGATTTCTTTTTGTAGAATAGACAATTGTTGCTTTTTATACTCATCAGTTTCTTTAAACCGACCTTGTGTCTGCTCATCTATTTCTTTTTGTAGAATAGATAATTGTTCTTCTCTATAAGTGTCAGCCTCTTTATAGCGTTCTTTAATTTGCGCATCTAATTCATTTTGTAGAATTTCTAATTGTTGCTCTTTATACTCATCAGCCTCTTTATAGCGTTCTTCAATTTGTACATCTAATTCTGCCTGAAGAATTTTTAGCTGTTCTTCTTTTTCTGCCTGAAGAATTTTTAGCTGTTCTTCTTTTTCTGCCTGAACGCCTTCGAATCCTTCAGAAACTCTACGTTCTACTTGCGCATCTACTTCAGATTGTAATACGCTAAGTTGCTCTTCTTTATATTTTTCAAATAATTTATATCGCTCTTCATCTTGCTTATCTAGATCTATTTGAGCATTAGCGATCCAGTCCGTAAACATTACTTCCGCCGCGGCGTGAACACTCTGTGATTTATTTTTATGAATATTGCCATAAAACTCTCTAGTGTTATCTTGAAGTTGCTCAATACTAAGCTCTTCCAAGAGATCTAAAAAATCTTGACTATTATAATTTAATTCTAAAATGTAAGTGGAAAGTGTTACTGATTCAGGAGTTTGTTTATACAATACTTCAATTGTTTTTTCCTGATGATCTACAAACTTTGCAGTTTCAATCTTATTAGAAAAAAGTGCCATAATAAACCTTTCATTATGATAAGCCGACTCCTAAATATTTAGTAGTCTGAACCGAAGGAGTTCCAGTCGGTACGTTCTGAGAATAGTATGTACTTGAATTAGGCTGTTCATATCTTTGTACGTATGATGTAGTATATGTATCAGTTATACCAGATCCTTTAGTATTATAACCAATACTCGTAAAGTATGCTAAGGTTCCAGTTTGATATCGTAAAGCTAGATTATAGCTAGTTCCCCACACAGCAAACCATTGCATTAAATGTAGAATCATATCCTGATACACACTACGGCTCATAGTATTAATACTATGTTCAGGATCTAAAGTAACTGCTGGAACAATAAAAGGCACTTCTGCAGGAGCATTAACTCTGTGAAGATAATAATCAACGGTTTGAGAATTATCCGGCTGATCTTGTATTTCAGGTAAAGATCCGGTAGAAAAGCCAGATATGTCTGCTTGCGTGTCTTTAGCAATTGGATTAGGTGATACTAAAGTAGCATGTGTTTCCGACGTATTGGTAGAAACAAAATATGTTCCTGCAGCTGCAGCCGGAGTAATAGCAGATGACGCAAGACTTGTAAGTGCTGGCGCTATGATTGTATCCTTTATATCAACCCAGCTTGCAGCTTGCACTATACCATCAGAGCGATAATATATCGGATATGATTGATTGGCGTACGAGCTACCAGCTCTGTTTTTATACGGAAAAGCTGTTCTCCATGTCATATTCAATAGCATAGCATCATACGACGTTGCAACATATGTTGAAGCTGCAGGGGTTGGCCACGGGCTATTTCCTGTTGCAAGAGGACTGGCCTGCAATCGATTTTCTACTATAGCGCCAAGCTTCTGTTGAAAACCCGTGCCGTCATCTGGACCTTGATCATATAATAGTTCAATACCAGGAGCAGTTCCATAAAGTCGTATAGCTTCATTAATAAGAAGCTGGACTTCTCCAGAACTCATTTCGATAAAGTCCCCTGACGCACTTAATTTTAGGGGCCTGATTACAGCCATTTTTAAGCTCCTGCGCCATACAACTGCTTTAAGAGGTTTCCTGCAGAATCATAGATTGCTAAACCTTGTACGGCCAAAAGCTGATCTTGTCCAATTGCGTCGTTTGCCATTTTATTTAAGGTAACAGATGAGTCAGCAAGATCCGAAGTATTTACTGGAAACGTTCCACCAACAAGTGCTAGAACTCCGGCAGAATCTAATAAGTTTAAGCCAGCAAGTGAAACTGTGTTGCTAGTCACTTCAGTATGCAATTCGTTAATGGCTTGGACGAGATCTGAATCACCACCAGTGGCAAGATTAGTCAAGTCACCGATTTTGTAACTTAGTTCGTTTGTCTTTTCCCGCCACGTGTTGACAAGGTCATTTAAATCTACAAAGGTTCTAGCCATTTTTGTCCACCAATTGTTGTAGCAAAGATTTTATGTCTGACATACCTTGCTTCATTTCTTCTACGTCTTCTTTAACCTGTTCAAATTCTAAAGCTTTTTTCTTTCGTTCGGCTTTTAATAATCTAGCTCGTGCAATGCCATCTAAATCAGTATTTATTATTGCATTTGTAGAAGGATCCCTGTAAAGATTTTCGGACCCTTCTACTTTTTTATATTCTTTTCTCATTATACTGCCAGCGCTATAACCCGTAAATCTTTAAACTGTGGAACTTTAGCGTTATTGGAAGATCTCATAACAATTTTAATTATAAATCTATTAAACGGAACTGCTAATCCTCCAGGTCCACCGACTAAATATTCATAGTCTCTGAAAATGTTAGGATTCTCATCAGTAGGTAG